GTACGGCATCACGGGCCCTGCTGCGGCCGTTGCTCCCGCCGGGTTCGTGTGGGCATACATCACCGGGTACACGACGGTGTGGCGCAGTACGGACGCCCAGCTTCCCCAGCCGGACCCCCAGCGTGTGATGGACCGGACGCTGAACCAGTGGGACGTGGTTTCGGAGCGGGTCTACGCCGCTGCCTGGTCGTGCCCCGAAGTGTTCGCCATCCTTGTCCCGATCGCGGCCCCTGCCACTGCTGCGACCCCGGCGGTGCCCGGACCATGACATCCGTCAAGGACTGGGTCCTGGTCATCCCAGCAGACGGTGAGCTCAAGGAGACCATTCACCGTCTGCTGGACCTGGCCGAGGATCCCACGCACGTACGCAGCCAAGGCAACAGCGACCTCTTGGTGCCGCCGTACCTGGCTGACCTGTTCAACGAGCCGAAGCGCATCCCGCGCGCGCGGCGCAAGAAGGAGAGTGGATCATGACCCAATGTGCATCCATGTCGCGCGGCGCCCGTATGCGACTGACGCGCCTGGACGAGTGCGGCACCCCGGTGCCCGGCCCCACCGGATCCCTGGTCACCAAGGGGTTCGTGCAGGTGGTCGCCACTCCGGTCTACCAGGACCAGGAGGACATCACGCAGACCGACGCCAACGGCGACACCTGCATCGACGACCAGTCGGACCCGGCACTGCGCTGGTTGACGCTTCAGATCGACCTCTGCAACATCGACCCGGACGCGATCAACATCATCACCGGCGCCCCGCTCGTGGTGAACGACGCGACTCCGACCCCGGAGAGCGTCGGGTTCCGTTGGGACGCCGCCACGCTCGGCACGGCCAACTTCGCGCTCGAAGTCTGGTCCGGCATCAAGGGGCAGGGCTGTGCGGACGGGTTCCCGGCGTATGGCTACTGGCTGTACCCGTTCGTGGTGCAGGCGCAGATCAACGAGTACACCGTGGCGAACGCCGCGCTGACCCTGTCGATGACGGCCCGCACCAGCACCGGCTCCCTGTGGGACGTCGGCCCGTACGACGTCCGACGGGACGCCACTGTCCCGGCCACCCTGGAGCCCCTGCTCACCGCCATCACTGCCACGCAGCACGGCCACTTCGAGATCTCGTCCGCACCGCTTCCCACCCCGGGTTGTGGCGCCGTGGTTCTGCCCGCGCCGTAATCTGAACGGTGGCCCCGCCGTCCACTACTCGGCGGGGCCACCTAGGAAGGGAAGCGCCGTGGCACTCCAGCTCTACTCCGCCCGATACTGGCTCCCGAACGGAAACCTGTCCGCCAACCGGCCGGCGAACGTCTTCCCCGAGCTGTCCAACATCCATGCCGCCCTCTTCGCGGACCAGGCCGGAACCATCCCGCTCCCCAATCCGCTGTCGACGGACGGTGGAGGTCTGCTCACGTTCTGGGCCGCCCCGGGGAACTACTGGGTCTACATCGATTCGGAGACGTTCGCGATCTCGGTCGGAGTGACCAGCGAGGAATCCGATCTTTCCACAGGCATGGCGGCCGGCGGAGAGATCAACATCAACGGGACGAACCCGATCGCCATCGACATCACGTCCTTCACCGGGTACGTGATCACGAACTTCCAGGACGGCTCGAAGCCCGTCCAGACCCGGGTGGACTTCCCGGACACGACCGTTGCGTTGTCGGGGGCGTCGCTCACCCGCTCGTTCACGTGGTGGATGGTCGATGCGACCGGAGCAGTGATCCAGCTCGGGGCGGTGCCCACCCCACAGCAGCGACGCGAGAACATCGTGCTGGGCTTCACCGTGTACGACGGCTCGACCGCCATCGTGTTCGAGCAGTCGATCCCGGTGATCCTGCCCCAGCCCGCGAACCAGATGGCTGACCTGATGGACGCGCTCGGTCCGTTCGGTCTCACCGGGGGTAACCGGTTCTCGCCCGTGGCAGGGACGCTCTCCATGAGCAAGACGGAGGGGAAGGTGTTCGCGCGCGCGTTCGGCCTGTTCCCCGACCCCCAGTCCCCGCACATCAGCGTCCTGCCCGCTCAGTCCCCCACCGTGTTCCGCACGGTCACGCAGGCGGACTTCTCCGACAACATCGGCGCCAACACGCTGGACGTCGGCAACTACGACGTCGGGGGTGTGGTCACCCCGATCCCGTCCCCCGCCACCACGTTCGTGATCTTCCGGGTGTTCGCGTACCCGCTCAACCAGATCCCGCTACAGGTCACCGTCCAGTACGGACAGCACCTGTACGCGTCGATGGACGAGGCAATCGAAGCACGCGGAAACACGGACTTCGTCCCCAACCCGCAGGCGACCTTCGCGGCCGCGTTCCTGGCGTGGGTCGTCGTGCGTGGGGACGCCACTGACCTGGCCGATCCGGTACAGGCCCGGTTCTTCACGGCTGATAAGTTCTCGACACCCTAAGGAGGCTCACGGTGCCGGTCATTGGACCAGACGATTTCCCCCCGGACCCTGTACCGGGTGCCATGTGTGCATGGACTCTCGACACGACGTGCTGCACCGGGTGGGATGACTACCCACTGGACGTGCGGACGTCAGCCGCAGCATGGGCAACGGAGATCCTGGACGCCGCGACCGGCCGCCGCTTCGCTCAGTGCCCCATCAAGCTGCGTCCCTGTGGCACCCGGTGCGGCTGGTTCGGCGGCTACCTCACCTTCCCCGTGGGAGCACCGTCGCTGTCCGGCGTGGGCAACCCGTGGATGATCCCGTTCATCGACGGTGGAGGCATCTGGCGCAACTGCACATGCGCGGGTGCGTGCCGGTGCCGGGCCACGTGTGAGGCCCACCTTCCCGGGCCGGTTTCTGAGATCCTGGAAGTGAAGGTCAACGGACTCGTCCTGGACCCCACTGCCTACCGTCTCGACGACTCCTCGATCCTTGTCCGCACGGACGGGGGAGAGTGCTGGCCGGAGTGTCAGAACCTTGACCTGGCAGACACGGAAGAGGACACATGGTCGGTCACCCTGCGGCAGGGAGAGGCACTGCCGGCGTCCGGAGCGATCGCGGCAGGCAAACTCGCCTGTGAGTTCGCCAAGGCGTGCAGCGGCGCCGACTGTGCGCTCCCGGAGCAGCTGATCTCCCTGTCCCGCAACGGGGTCCAGGTTCAGGTGGCCGACCCGCAGCTTCTACTGGACGCGGGGCTGACCGGCGTACAGGAGGCGGACCTCTTCATCCGTATGTACAACCCGGGCAAGCTGCGGTCCCGGCCGCAGGTGCTCTCCCCCGACGTCCGTAACCCGCGCCAGGTGTCGCTGTGACGCGCCCGGTGGAGTTCGCTCAGATCCTGCTCCAGTGCCTTGGGGAGAAGATCGCGGCCGGTCCGTACCCGATCCCGCCGGAGAAGGTCTGCCTGCGATTCGGGGAGCGGGTCAACCCGACCCTCGGCACGTCCGAGGACGAGTGCTGTACGGGCTTGGCGTGGGTGCGGGTGTCGAACATCGACTCCTTGGCCGACCCGGACGACCCGGGGAACTGCATCAGCACCGCGCGCCGCATCACGCTGGAGATGGGCACGGCCCGCTGCATCCCATTCGGCACAGTCGGTCAGGGTCCGTCGTGCGACCAGTGGACGGTGGCCGCGCTGAAGATGGACGCGGACCAGGCGGCCATGGAAGCGGCTATCTGCTGCGCCAATGAGGCGTTCATGGATCTGTTGGTCTGGCCGCGCACGGTGCCCGGGACGTATCAGCCGTTCGGCCCGGATGGCAATTGCCTCTCCGGGACCATGGATCTGACGATCGACTACGACTGTGGGTGCTCTCTCGATGGCAGCTAAGAAGACGCGCGCGGCCAAGGTGGACATGGCCCGGGTCACCGTGCTGATCTCGTTCAACGGCCTTTACAAGGGCGACGTGGTCATCACGGAGTACGACGACAAGGTCTGCGCCTGGGAGAGCCTGGGCCTGGTGCGAGCGGAGTTCGAGGATGGCAAAGATCCGGCTCGACCGAGCAGCTCTGAACCGGCAGATTCGGGGAGCGTCCCGGAACGAGCTGAACGAAGCGGCTCAGGACGTGGTGAACAGGGCGAAGATCCTGTGCCCGGTTGACACTGGCCGTCTTCGCGCGTCCATCCGGATCGAGTCCCGGCGCACCCTCGCTCTGCGCTCCATCTTCACAGTCGGCTCGGACGTCTACTACGCCCCGTTCGTGAACGACGGAACCCGGCCGCACGAGATCCGGCCACGCCGCGCACAGGCACTCCGGTTCGTCATCGGCGGCCGGGTGGTGTTCGCCAAGGTGGTCCACCACCCCGGCACCCGGCCGAACCCCTTCCTGGACAGGGCACTGCGCGAAGTCGCGGCCGCACGCGAGTACTCCTTCAGGCTCGACTGACGGATACCCTGGACGCATGGACACAGAGAAGACTTTCCGCACCAAGTGCATGGGCCGACTGATCGACGTCAAAACCCTCACGCAGGGCCAGATGACCGTGGTCAACATGTTCGACAACGGGAACGAGGAAGCGGCCAAGAGCAGCCTGCGCCGCCTCTTCCTGATCATCGAATCCCGTCTGACGCCGGCGGACTGGACCGAGCTGGACACGGGATTCGTGACGGGGACCGTGGACCTTCCCGAAGTCATGGGCCTGGTGCGCAAGATGCTCGAAGCGTCCGCCAAGGCGGAGCAGGCAGAGGGCACCGAAGAGGGATGAGCGTCCGCTCCCCTTACTCACGGGAGCATCTGTCCGTCGAACTGGCCGGCCGGTCCGTCAGGGTCCCGTACCGGCCGGCCGTCGAATGGATCGACGCGGTGTCGGTCTTCTCTGGGCCCACTGCTCTCCTGGCCAGCATGGTTTCGCCTGAGGATCAGTCCCGGATCCTGGACTCCCTCGCCGTAGGGACTCTCCCGGACGGTGACCTGGCCGATGCTTCATACGCGCTGCTCAAAGAGGCGGTGCCCGCATTTGACTGGTGGGAGTCCTACCGGCTGCTGGACCTGTCCACGGAGCGCGTCACCTGCGGCCGGTGCGCGGTGGCCGGCCTGGATCCGCATGAACTGACGGTGGCCCAGTGGTGCTCCGCCGTGTACGCGCTCGTGCGCGACGGGGTGTCGGAGAAGGATCTGTTCAAGTTCGATGCCGCTCTCAGCGCAGTGCCGGAGGGTGTAGAGGATGATGGGGACTGGGGCTCGATGAGCTTCGACCAGGCAGTCACAGCGGCGCGCACCATGCCGGGCTTCGGATAGGAAGGTGAGCCGTGCCATCACAGGCAGAAATTGACCTGATCGTCAATGCGACGAACACACTGAGCGATCTTCAGCGTGAGCTGACTCGCATCGTCAACATTGCTGAAGCCACGGCACCACCGATCCGTCTTGATGTTGAAGTGGACAAAGACGGGGCACTGACCCGGGTCAGGTCGACGCTCTCTTCCGTGACGTCCGGCCTGGGCTCTCTGGCTTCGAGCATCGGCACGGCGGGCGCCGCTGCTGGCACTGCGGCGCCGCTGCTGGCTGGCGTCGCGGCAGCCGCGCAGCAGATCATTCCAGCAGCTGCTGTCGCCACCACGGGCATCCTGGCCATGCAGCTTGCGACGCAGACTCTGAAGCTGGGCATGCTCGGGGTGTCGGATGCGATCACCGAGGCGTTCAAACCGGACGCCGATGCGGCCAAGGTGCAAGAAGCTCTGGAGCAGCTGAGTCCGGCCGCCCGTGACGCGGCCGAGGAGATCATCGGTCTGAAGGACTCGTTCAAGGATCTCCAGCAGGGTGTCCAGGAGAAGCTGTTCACGGGCTTCGCGGACGAGGTGAAGGCGCTGTCGACGACGGTCCTTCCCGATGTGCAGGTTGCACTGAACGACACCGCCGGCGTCCTGAATCAGATGGCTATCGGGGCCAGTCAGGCGGCGCAGGCGCTTTCCGCCTCGGGCGCTCTGGGCAACGCGCTGAAGAGTGCGACGAACGGGCTGGAGGACTTGAAGGATGTCCCGGGCCAGGCCGTCATTGCCTTTGGGCAGTTGGCTGCTGCGGCCGGTCCGTCCTTCGAGCGGATCACCACAGCTGCGGCCGGCGTCGCGGATAAGGTCAGCCGGTCCCTCTCCGATGCTTTCAAGTCAGGTGCGCTGGAATCAGCCATCAATGACGCGGTGGACTCGATCGCACAGCTTGGCCGCGTGGCCGGGAACGTGTTCGGCGCGCTGGGCAACATCATCAACGCGGTCAGCATCGATGGGCAGGGACTCTTCGGGACCCTGGAGCAGCTGACGCAGGGCTTCGAGGACGTCACCGGCACGGACGAGTTCCAGGCCGGGCTAGCCTCCCTCGCTGAGACGATGGCGCTGGTGTACAAGACGGCCGGTCCACTGCTCGCACAGGCGTTGAAAATCGTGGCCGACGTCTTGACGACGCTGGCCGGTCCCGCTCAGGTTCTTGTGGGAGTGCTGGGAGACGCGCTAGGCCAGGTCCTGGACGCACTTGGACCTGTGCTCGTCAGCCTGGCCGATGCTTTCGGCAAGCTAGTCGTGTCGCTGTCCCCGCTCATCACACTGGCCGGAGAGCTGATCGCGGGCATCCTGCCTGTGCTGACTCCCCTCTTCGATGCGCTGGGCCGCACCTTCGAAGCGATGGCGCCGTTCATCGAGCAGATTGCGAACATCCTCGGGTCGATCCTGACGCCGATCCTGGCCGCACTGCCCGCCTTCCTGACCGCCGTCCTGGAGCCCTTCGCGCAACTGGCCGAGACGCTGTTCCCCCAACTGGCCGAGCAACTGGCCAAGATGGCGCCCGACTTCGCGGAGCTCGGAGTACAGCTCGGGGAGCTGGTCATCGCGGCCGCCCCGATCCTGGCCCAGTTCGCTGAACTGATCGCCCTGATCGACGGTGAGGTGATCCCGATCATCGGTGGCGTCCTGATCGGGACGCTGGCCCTTCTGGCCAAGGGCTTGAGCGCACTGGCCGAAGTCTTCACCGAGATCACCATCCCGATCATTCAGACGTTCATCGACCTGCTCCAGGGCGACTTCCGCGATGGCAACGAGGCTGCCCGGGAGAACGTCCGCGACCTGTCCATCAAGGTCGTGACCTTCTTCGACGGCATGGTAAACAGCGTCTCCATCGCGCTCAACCGCTACGTGCTCGAACTGCGGCGCAAGGCGGGTGAGGCCGCGACCGGGTTCCTTCAGGAAATCACGCAGATGATCAACAACGCGGTGATCGCCATTGCGCAGCTGCCGGGCAAGGCCGCATCCGCGCTGGGCAACCTGCGCAACTCGCTCTTCTCCGCTGGTGCCTCGCTCATTGGCGGCTTCATCGACGGCATTCAGTCCAAGATCGGGGAGGTGACCAGCGTCCTGTCCAACCTGACCAGCAAGATTCCGGACTGGAAGGGTCCCCAGGACCTGGATAAGCGCCTGCTAACCCCCAGCGGTGAGTTCATCATCGACGGCCTGATCGCCGGGTTCCAGAAGGGCATCCCGCGCGTCAAGGCGGAACTCCAGGGGCTGACCTTGGCGCTCCCGCAGTTCTCCTCCTCGGCCCCAAGCTCGATCAACGCACCGGGCACAGGGTCGATGGCGGCACCGTCGTTCTTCATCAACATCGGCGGAGAGCAGATCGATGACTACATCATTGACGTGATCCAGGACATCGACGAACAGAACGCCCGGACAGCAGCGCAAGGGATTCGACTCTGATGCCCGACAACACTGGCTACGCCATCATCGACGTCGATTTCACCGGTGCACCCGGAGTCGACACGTCGTACACCATGGAGCGCGCCACCGAACCGCCGGGACCGTACACATCCTGGACGGTGCTGGGCTCCGACATCCCGCTCTTGGCCGAGCAGGCTGTGTTCACCGACACCACAGCCCCGTTCGACATGCCGCTCTACTACCGGGCCACAGGGGAGCAGACCGGCCAGGTCCTCTCCTTCACCCATGACGCCATCCCGCAGAACGGGCGCGTCTGGCTCAAGGACCCGCTCCGCCCCTGGGCTGACATCAGCTTCGACTTCTGCGACGAACCGTCCTCCGGCCACCTGGAGTGCGGAGATCCGGACCCAGAGTTCGTCTGGGGCGGCTTCGGAGCAGAGGCCTGGAACTCCGACGCCGGCCTGTTCCCGGTCCTGAATGCCGAGTTTCCGGCCGACGTGTTCGCGCGCCGCAAGTTCGCCTCGGGGTCCATCCGGTTCTTCACGCGCACGCTCGACGCCGTGGATCGGATCTACGACCTGTTCACCGCCGGCGGTCCGCTGCTGCTTCAGCTCCCCGCTGAGTACGGCTGGCACGACCACTTCATTCAGCCCGGCCAGGTCGCCAAGACGTACATCAGCCGGGACCAGCGGCGCCCGGAGCGCCGGTTCGACGTCCCCTTCGTCATCGTCGACCGGCCGCTCGGCCCCGCGCAGGGAACCTCCTGCGCGAACTGGTGCCTGGTTGAGGAGACGTTCCCCACCTACGCCGACTTCACCGCTGAGACCGGCACGTTCCTCGATCTCCTGGAGGGCGAGATCCTGTGCCCCGGCGGGGTCTCCCCCGAGGCGCTCCAGGACACGTTCACCCGCGTCGTCGCCCCCGGCGGGTGGGGCACGGCCACCACTGGTCAGCCCTGGACTGTGCAATCGGGGTCGGCTGCCGACTTCTCTGTCAACGGCACAGTTGGCCTGCACACGCACCCCTCGCTGGGCGTCTTCCACACCGTCACGGTGCCGTGGACCAGCGCCGACTTCACCACGCGCGGGGACTTCGCCGTGAACGTTCTGCCGACCGGAGCGGGAGCGGGAGCCGACATCCACCTCATGGGCCGCTTCGCGAACATCACGAACTTCTACTCCGCCCGTGTCTTCATCGCTCCCGGCACCGGGGCGCTGATGCTGACCATCCGCAAGATGGTGGCCGGGGTGGACACGCAGATCGCCACGTTCGCGGTCGGCCTCAACTACGTGGCGAACGCGATCTACCGGGTCCGGTTCTCTGCCCAGGGCACCAGCCTCAGGGCCAAGGTCTGGCCAGCCGCTGGAGCGGAACCCGCCGGCTGGCAGGCGACCGTAGTTGACACGGACCTGACTGCCGCAGGCGCCGTCGGGTTCCGTACGCTGGCACGAGTCGGCATGACCAACCCGCTGCCGATCATCTTCTCCATGGACAACTTGGTGGTCACCCCCTGATGCTTCCCTCATCCGATCTGTACAAGAGCGTCCTGCACGGGCCGATGCATCTCATCGCCCGGATTGACGCCATGGACATCGACGGCAACATCCTGGCCGAACAGGTGCCGATCATTTCCGGCGCCGTGCAGGCGCAGGTGACCGACCGGGTATCTCGGACCGCGACGTTCACGCTCGACGACGTCTGGTTTCCACGCACCCCTGACAGCCCGTTCTCCCCCTATCACGCCGTGGTCCGCATCTGGGCCGGGGTCGGTTACGGAGACGGCACAGAAGAGCTGTTCCCCCTCATCACCGGCCGCGTCTACGCGTTCTCGCGCGCGCCCGGGGGAAGCGTCACCTTCCGCGTACAGGACCTGTCGGCCGACGTGGTGGCCGCACGATTCGAAGCCCCCGAGGTGGCGTCCAACGCGAGCATCCTCCGGGAGATCGAGCGCCTGATCCTGGCCGCTGTGCCGCAGGCCACGTTCGGGCCGGACACCCTGCTGGACGCACCCACCCCTCAGCTCACCTGGGATGAGGACCGGGGACAGGCGCTCGATGACCTGGCCCAGGCCGTGGGCGGCCGCTGGTACACCATGGGTGACGGGTCGTTCGTGGTGCGCAGCCTGAGCTACGACGCCGGAGACCCGGTGCAGCAGTTCCTGGACGGGGAGCAAGGACTGATGTCGTCGGCCACCGTGTCGGTCACCCGGGACGGGACGGCGAACTCCGTCGTCATCGTGGCCGAGCGCATGGACGGAACCGAACCTGTCCGCAGGATCGCCCGGGATGTCTCTCCGGCCAGCCCGACCCGGTGGGGCGGCCCGTACGGGCGCGTCGTCCAGGTCACCAAGGTGCAGACCCCTCTCACCGTGGCGCAGGCCCAGACGCTGGCTCTGGCCCAGCTCTCCGCCGTTACCGCGCTCACGGAGCAGTGGAGCGTCGTAACGGTCCCGGACTACACCATCGAGCCGGGCGACCTGCTGCGCCTCGGATACCGTGGATACTCGGCGGATCAGATCGTCGACGGCATCACGTATCCGCTGGTCACCGATCAGGGCATGGCCATGGTGTCCAGGTCCATCGGCGCCGACGCGATCGCGGAGGAGTGACATGGGACAGACCCCGAACTACAGCATCCCGTACCCGGAGTGCGATCCCCCGCTCCGGAAGGACGCTGCCGACGCGGCCGACTTCCGGGACCTGGCCGAAGCGGCCGATGCGGCGATGGACGTCGTCTATGACCAGGCCTTTGACTGGGTCTTCACGCCGGACCTGGTCCGCATGGCCACCTCTGCGGCCACCGTCACGACCGGCCAGACGCAGGTGCCGTTCCTGAACTCAGCCACCTACAACCCCAGTGGCATGGCTGACGTCGTCAACGGTGTGATCCGCATCCTGGAGCCAGGCCGGTACTTCTGCGGCACGTTCACGAGCGCCACGGCGGTGGCGCTGGACGTGCTCCGCACCCGCTTCATGATCGATGGCGCGCCTGCGTCGAACTTCCAGACCCCCGGTCAGATCGTCCAGCTGAACACTCTGGCTGCTTCCGCTCAGGCCGTGCTCAGCTTCACCGAGCCGGCCAACCTGAACGTGCAGATCAGGCACAGCGCTTCGGCCGCCCTGTCGTTCTCCTACACAACCAGCGTGTGGGCCGTTCAGTGGGAGAAGTTCTAGTGGCCACCAAGCGCAGGCTGCGCCACCGGTACGTTATGCCGCGCACCAACACGGGCACGCCCACCCTCTCCGCGTCCTCCGGACCCCCGGCACAGGTCCGCACCGGCACCGTCGCGGCTGCCACTAAGGGATCCGTGACGATCCTTGTGGGTGGCACCACGTTTCAGGCCTCATACGTTCTGCCCTTCGGGCAGGAGGCGACAGCAGCCAACATGCCCATCGTCGGCACTCTGGTCTCTGTCGTGCGCCAGGACGCGACCTGGCAGTGCCTGGGCCGCATCGCGGGCGCGGGCGAGAACCTGATCGACAACGGAAGCTTCGAGGAGACCGGCGTCGGGACCTTCCCGCAGGACTGGATCCTCTACAACCTGGTCGGGACGTCCTCCGCTGTTGTCATGGATGACTTCGCCGTGGACGGAGGGAACAGCGCGCTGGTCCTCTCCAACTCGGCAGCGTCCGGGCAGAGCTTCCTCTACTCGACGCCGGCTGCTGTGACCGCCGGGGAGAAGTTCTCCCTCTCTGCCTACGCGGGGGCGTCCTACGGAGCCAACAGCCCCGTCGCCGTGGACGCCTCCCTGTACGCGCTGTGGTTCTCCAACGACACGAACCTGTACCCGACCACGTCGTCTGCCGACTCACTCATCGCCACGGCCACCAACGTGGTCCAGGCCCCTCCGTTCACGCCACTGTCCGGCACTGTCACCGCCCCCGTGACCGGGTTCGTGCGTCTGGCGCTGCGCTCCACCGTGGCGGACACGACAGGCATGCTCTGGGACTTCGCCATCCTGAGAAAGAACGAGACGCCATGACAGCCAACACGCCGCGCGGATTCACGTACCCGCTCTACACGGACCCAGTGTCGATCACGCAGTCCGTGTTCGCGGACCTGGCCGGTGACCTGGACACGGCTGTTGAGCAGCTGGACAACCGGATCCAGGCCGCATACCAGCGACCGGCCGCGCGCGCGTCGGGGTTGGCCAACCAGAACTTCCCGCCGACCACGAACGTCACGGTCACGTTCTCGGCGGAGGACTTCGACATCGGGAACATGATCGACATCCCGACGAACAACACCAGGATCCGTATCACGGAGCAGGGCTTCTACCTGGTCGGGGCATCCATCGCGGTCACCCCGATCGCAGGTAACTGGGCCCTCCAGGCGTCCATCCTGAATTCGGCCACGACCCCGATCGGGGCCACGTCCCTGCGCGGCAATGACTCCGGCGGCGCCACCCCGGCGAACACGTACATGAACGTCCACATGCTGACGTTCTGCGACGGAATCACCCCGGCGGATATCACCGTGGTGGTCCGACAGGCCAGCATCGGAGCGGTTCAGATCCAGGACCGGAATCTCTGGGCCACCAAGATCGGCAACGTAGCGGGAGGCTTCTGATGGGTGTCACTCCGAACCGTGGGTACCCCTACCCGGATCCCACGTCCCCGATGCTGATCACGGAGGATCTTCAGGCACTAGCAGAGGCGTACGACACGGACCTGAAGAACGTCCAGAACACGGTGCACCAGAAGCCCATGTTCCGGGCCACGGCCTCTGCTCGGCAGGCATATGGCTCGGCCGCCACCATGACGTTGCGCTTCGACGTCCTGGAGTCCAACCACGGAGGAGTTCTCTTCTCCGACGACACCCTGATGCCTCAGGACACCTTCAAGCCCGCCATTCCCGGCATCTACCACCTGACTGCCACCGCGTCGTACCCCCAGTGGCTGGCGATCGAATGGGTGCGCCTGCGGCTGTTCTCGACCTTCGAGATCGGCGGATCCTCCACCAACGTCATGCCGAACAACGCGGACGGCAACCGGACCATCAGCACCCACTCGCTGTACAAATTCACTGGAACTGGCCTGGGCAACCCGCTGAGCGTCATCCTGGACACCAACGCTGCGGGTACCCGGTCCGTCTTCCCCATCTTCTCGCGCAGCCTCACCGCTGTGCTCGTCTCCGCCACGTGAGGACACCATGACCAAGACCTACGTACTCGACCTTCTGGAACGCGTCGTGATGACGTTCCTGGGGGCGGCCGTTGCTGCGGTGGGAACCGACGCGGCCGACTGGACGAACCTCTCCACTCTCCAAGCCGCCGGCGTGGCCGGGGCAGCTGCGGTGCTCGCCCTGCTGAAGGGGCTTGCCGCGCGCTACATAGGCGACAAGGAGTCGGCCGGCGTCAGCAAGTAGCACAGCGAGAAGCCCCCGCCGGTGCGATGGCGGGGGCTTCTCTGTGTCACCGGGAAGGGGAGTCCCGGGAGCCGTGGGGGCAACCGGCTCGGAAGGTCTAGAAGGGGGGTTCGTCGTCGGCCGGCGACTCGTCCAGGAAGTCACTGACCGCCGCGCTGTTCTGCGCGGCCGGGGTCCAGGTGACGGAGAACTCGTGGGCCGGCTCGCGGGTGCGGTCGATACGCGGACCGTCCTTGGTCCGGGTCACCACGATGTAGGCGCCGATCTCGAACGTGGCCGATGCGTCCCGGAGGGCCTTGCTCAGGGCCTTCTGGAGGTTGCCCTTGACGTACAGGGCACGCATGCCGTCATCCTGAGGAAGAGCCTTCTCGATGTAGCGGACGGTCTCCCACGTCTTGCCGGTCGGCTGGCACTGGAGGTCCAGAACCATCTGCATGGCCGGGGATCCGTCCTTCCAGACCTTCGGCTCCCCGCTGTCGTAGTCGGTCTGCTGACGCATCTGGGCCGACTTGATGGTTCCTTCGACAGTGAATCCCTCAGCGGGGAACTTCGCTGCCGTGAGGCCGCCGGACAGGAACTGCGCGAACGGGTCGCCACTCATACCTTGATCCTTCTCTCGTTGTCACCTTGGTGTGGGGCCGACCAGAACGCCTCGGGAGAACCGGCCGGCCCCGTGTCCGTTTGCATGTGTGTGGGATGGACTTCCCCGCTAGCCGGTTCGCGGTGTTTCCCGGCTTAGCCTGCCTGCCCTTTCCGGCCCTCCGGGTGTGGACTGGGGGTCCGTGCCGATTGACCGTTCCGCTGGGCAGTATGAGGGGAAGGAGTCGAACCCTCTCACGTCCCTGTTCCCCCGGCTTAGGGCCGAGGCACTGGGGGACGCTTCACCGTTGAATCCCTCACGACCGGCGAGAGCTACTCACCGGCACCACAGGTCTCTGATCAGGAGACCTAGTGCGTGTCACGGGCACCGCCCCCGTCATTCTGTCGGCTACCTTTCGGTTCCGTTCACGCGCCACGACTCAGGCAGTCGCCGCCGTAAGGCTACTTACCTCATGCGCATGTGTTCATCACGCCTTGTTGGGTTCGCCTGTTCCACCGGCCAGCCCTCGACTCTGGCATCTTCCCCGATCGCAATCGAGGCTGCTCTTACCATTGAGCTACGGGGACTTGGGCGGGAGGGGTCCGGCGCCCGAACTCTGTCGGCCCCTCCCGGTTGAACAACTACAACTTATCCCGCCTGGCCAGCGGTGTCAACATGTGACACGGAGGAGAGCCGGTCTTTCGCCACAGCCACGAGCCGCTTGAGCTCATCCGGGCCGACGCCGGCCGCCTTTGCCTCCCGCCACAGCAGGTTCGCGTCCTCCGGGCTACCGACCACAGCGAAACGCTGCTCCCAGTCGGGAGCCGGGGGAGCCTGGACGCCCACGTGGTCGCTCCACAGGACCGGCTTGGGCTTGATGTCGCGCATGCGCCGCACAGCCCCGCACAGGGCCGCGTAGTCCCAGCCACGCTCCAGGTCTGCGGCCAGCACCCGGCACGTACCGAAGTGGTCGCCCTTGACGGGGAGGTGGATCACAATCCCTATCGTCTCGGACACGGGCTTGGTGCCCACGTGGCCCCACGTCTCCGTGTCCCAGTCGTAGACGCCGTGTCGGTTGTACCCCTTGGCGTAGATGGACTCCTGGCACTCGATCTCGCCCCACCCCCAGTCCATCGTCTTGCCGGTCTTGACGTCCCCGATGTACCAGAGGCCAGTGGCGATGTGCTCGTAGATCTTGTCGAACGAGCCACTGACCCCGTCCCATTCCTCAATGAACGTCGTCAGCTCTTGCATGCCCGGCACGACGCGCAGACCGGCCGCCGCAAGAGCGTCCCGGTACCACGTGATCATGGGGCGGTACGCCGGCGGGATGTCGTCCATCGTGGCCCGTCCGGCGTCGAACTCCTCCGTCAGCTTGTGGACCAGCGTGCCGGTGTCGGCCGCCTTCTTGGATCCGGCCTCTTCCTCCAGAGTCTTGACCAGGGAGTTCAGAAATTCTTTGTGATCCTCGTGGTTCTTGCCGTGCGCCATCGCCACGACTTCCGGCCGGGCGGCCGCCCCGAGAAGGACGTTGCGCTTCATCCACCCCGTCAAGTTCTCCGTGTCGGAGACTGCCTTGTTGAAGGTGGTCACCCGGCGGACCGACTTGATGTTGCCGTTCTTGAACCGGCGGAAGTCCCCCAGTACCGGGTCCTTGACGCGGTGGCCGTTGCGGTCCGTCTTGTTCGGGCCGCGCTGGTGCACGACGGCCGGGGCCGACGTGAGGAACTGAGCGAACTCGTCCTTCACGTCGATGGGCGGCAGCTTCACGTTCGCCGCTGTCGGCCGTTCCCACGACTGTGATGCGATGACGTCCGCGTGGTCGGTTGAATAGGACGGCTCTCCCTGCTCAGACGTCTCGTCCCCTTCGCAGGGAGAGCAGCATGCGGGATCCTGCTCCGTCTCACAGACGGCCTGACACTCGTACCCGCCCGCTCCATCGGCCCGGACCGTGTCGCCCTGCTCGAAGCCCCCGCCGCATCCCTCGCACATGCCGGGGAAGGAGGAAGGGAACCACGGGCCCGGCCTGCTCCCGGTGTAGATCGGGGCCGGCGTGAGGAACTCATTGATCGCCTCGTCTACCACCGGCGGCGCCTGCGTCGTGGCGATGAGCTTGTCCATCTCGCGGTTCTCTGCCCGCTGAGCAGGCACCGGACACGTCGCCTTGGTGTGTCCCGGCTCCCGACACAGGCTGCACTTACGTTCTGCCATGATCTCCCCTTACGATGAAGAGAGCGGCCCCACTCACCGGGGCCGCTCTCGTTTTACTTGTGCGTGCCAGCCAGGATCAGGATGACCGCGATCACGAAGACCGCAAGCCAGCCGATCACCGGTTGTCCGTGTTCAGGTCCTTGATCGCCTGCGCGATGTCGGCCGTAGTGGTGTTGACCGTCACGGACCTGGGCGGCGAACTGGCCAGGTCCGTGACGATGGACTGGCCCGGGTTCGAAGCGGCGTCCGTGACGATGATGCCCTGGTCGTAGTTCCTGCTCATGATGGTGTCCTCTCAGTGTTGGAAGATCTTGCCGCAACCGACGCAGTACGAGGCGTTGGCGTCGTTGGGAGTCCCGCACTCTGTGCAGTACTTCGGTCCCGGAGTGGAGCACGTCTCGCGCAACAGCTTCGCTGCCTGGAACGTCTTCCGTGTGATTCGCATGTCCCAAGTAGACATGAGTGGAACGATCCTGTCAAGAGATGTTGAGCGCGTACCGGTCGAACAGCCGGGACTTCATGACGATATCGATCGCCGCTGACACTTCGCCCTTGTTCATCTTCTCCGTGCCAGTGATGCCCATGTTCTCGGCCGTCCTGATCTGTGCATCGGATGCTTTGGACCGGCGCCACGACGCTCTTTTCTCAAGGGAGAAGGCTTGGTGGTCCTCCGCCACAAGCTCACCCATCAGCATGGCTCGGGCCAGG